TCCTGTAACTATTCCTCCTACAGGTGTGTTTGCTGGTCCGATTATTCCTCCGTTTTTTCTAGACATTATCTTGCCGTCCCCGCTGCTTTGGTTCCTACTGTTGCAAAAGGTGCTTCAGCAAATGCCATGTAAAAATATGTTTCAGCTGAACCATTAGCTTGAGCATCAGTTGATCTTACTTTAAAACCATTACTTAAATAATCTATATCCCATTCCTCACCTTCTGCACTACTAGCCTGAGTCATTAATCTATCATCCATGGGATTAAATGTACTTCTTTTAGTATCGTACATCCACCAAACATCTGCTCTACTTGTGGCTTTACCAATTATCCAAGCTGGTTTAAATCCTGTATAAACAAATGTTCCATTAGCATTTCCATTTCCTATATACGATCCTATTTTAGAATAGCCTTTAACTGAGTGAAAACAATATGCCAACATATTATCACTTGAGCCATTGTGTGCATTATTACTTCCAACTGTAAATACAGATGATGTGGGTGCTGTTGGCGTTGATCCCCAAGTTGTTGCTGAACCTGGATTTGTACTAGCTTTGGTATCATCCCACTCCATGTAATATCCATTTCCGCCTGTCATAGTATTTCCAGCAACAGTTTGTCCAACTCTCCAATTTGCACTATCACTTCTATTTTTTACCACATACATTTCTGGTGCTGAACTAAGTCCATGCCCTATTGTTGCATCTGATCCTGACCCTGTCCATGTCACAATACTAAATCCAGCAGTAGTGTTTGCAGAAACAGTTGAGGTTATTGAACCATTTGAATTAGATGCAGTTCCATTTCCAGCTAACCAATTCCATGCAACATAAGTGCCTGATGAAGTATTATAATTACCAGCGGTGCCCAGAGTAAATCCATCACTATCAAAACTTTTTACACCAGTGGTTGTAGTGGATTCTGCATCAGTAGTATTACTATCTAATCTTTTAGTAACACCTCTAACTGCATCATGTAAAGCATGATCTCCTGAAGCACCTCTATTTTTTACCCAAACCCAGTCTGGTTGGAATCCAATCCCCGTAATTGCAGTATCATCACTCCCAGTACCAGTATAAATTTTAGTATTAAAATAATCTGAGGGTTTATCTATTGTGGTATAAGCCATTATCCGTGCTCCGCTAAGTTTTTAGTGCATAATGCAAAATAACCTGATGGTACTGCATATTCAAAATTTCCAAATCCATTAGCATCTGCGTTACCTGATGATATTGAAAAACTAGAATTACCAAAATTAAAAGAATACTGATCTGTTCCAGATGCAGAGTTATTTATGACTGCTGGTAAATAAGTTCCACTAATACTTGAAGCCATTGGATTTGAGCCTGCTGCTGGATCACCAGAGTTATAAAAAGTTCCATTTTCACCAACATAAAACTTTCCATTATCCATATCTAAAGCAAACATTAAAATATCATTTGTTGTTGATGAGCTTCCATAAGAACCTTGATCAGAACCATTTAGATAATACTTTCCATTAGATGTATAAACTGTATATGAATTTCCAAAAGAATTATTCCAATCTCCATCATCCGCTTTTATACCTATATAAGCTTCATCAGGTGCATTTAATCTTTTAGCTTCCCAATACCATTTACCAGAACTTACACCAAATGTTCCTTTATATCTTCCACCTTGAAATACAGTATTACCTTCTGATGCAGTTATAGATCCTGTAAAATCTAAAGGGTTTAATAAACAAAAATTATTGCTTGGTGTATCTGAAACTTGATCAATAGATGTTAAATTATTAACAGTAAAATCATTTCCATTTCCTGAAGTATCATCACCCAAAGCTGATGAGTCAGAGAAATTTAATTTAAATCCGTTGGTACCATACGTTCCTGCATATGCTATTGGTTCCCAGATATTTGTAACAGGATTTGTTGCACCAAATGATGTTGGTGTTAGTTGTTGTCCATCAACTAAAATTATTTCTGTCATATAGCCATCAAAAGAATAATAATCTGAATAACCTCGTCTACCTATATGATGTGCTCTATCATCATTAATATATGCAGTGTGGTCTTGACTTGGATAAGTAGAAGATGCAAAATCTGATATTTGAGTTGAATTTACATACATTTTAATTCTATCACTACTAGTTGATTGAGTTGTATCAACAGCGACTACTAGATGATACCAAGCAGATACATCTCTAAATAATCTATTTGTTTCTAAATTTAATGTAACTGAATCTGATTGTTTTTCAACAAACTGAAACTGATCTCCACTAAACATAATTTCAGTTTTATTTTCATTTGCAGTTCCAGCACTAAAAATACAATTTCTTTGAGAAGTTGCTGTTCCAATTTCTGATCTTTTTACCCAAACACTAAAAGTAAATGTTTTTCTATTAGATGCACTACTAGGTGTTCTATTTAAATAATCACTACTATCATCATTAAATCTGCATGAATTAGTAAAAGTTGTTTGTGGAAAACCTAGAGGCCATATAGATGAGGATTGAGATTCAAATTGATCTTGTAAACTCCACACACCAGAAGCAACACTTGTGGTTGGTGTGTTTATTTTTCCTATAATTCCACCGTTATCTTGGTTCATTAGCTACTCCCTTTCGCTCCATCGGTGGATTCCTACGCGTCGTCTAACACTTCATATGATATGAATAAATCTAGATCAGAAGCAGCGCTTGCACCGCCTTTTAATATATCACCTTCCATAAGATAGATAGGTGTGTCTGATATGACTAATGTTGCATCAGCTGGAACTGAAACTGTTTTTGCTAGGTAGACTGTTGAAGAACCTGTTGCAGTAATTCCTGTTGCACCATTTCCCAAACCATCAACAAAAAGATCTACTGCAGCTGCGTTTGTTCCATCAACATTAGCTACGGTAATTCTATTTATTTTTAAAATTTTATCTGAAGCAACTGTTAATAAAGTAGCAGTGGTAGTAGCACTTAAATTAAATCCAAGATTACCACCATTAATTGTTGCTACATTTACTAGATTTGGGTTTGCCATAATTTACTCCTTTTATCCGAATATTAAAGCCATTGCAATAGCTTTTCCTGTTGATATACCGCTTGAAGGCGTTGTAAAACTTAGTGTTCCAGACCCATCAGTTTGTAATACTTGGCCACTACTACCATCCCCAGCAGGAAATGTTAAAGCATCGATCGTAACTGTTCCTGATCCTTTTGGTTGTATAGATACACCGATATTAGTGTCACCACCAGATGCAGTAAATGTTGGTTTGTTTCCTGTAGCTGCATTAGCGTATGTTAATTCATTAACAGCAGAACTAGTAGCTGTAAGTTTAAATAATTCATTACTGTTTGTGTCTAAAATAGATGTTCCTATTATTGGAGAAGTTAAAGTTTTATTAGTTAAAGTCTGTGAAGATCCTGTTGTTACCAATCCTACTTGTTTTATAGCGGGGTTAGTTCCATCGTTTGCAGTTGCAAATAAAACAACGTCACCTTTGTCTGTTGCTGAAAAAGTAAAAGAATCTCCTGAACCAGAAACATATTTAAATTGAACTGTATAAGCACCAGAAGTTGAGTTTCTTAAAAAATAAAAAGTTTGAACATCTAAAGGTATTGTTACAATTTGATTTCCTGTAATAGTTCCTGTGAATTCAATCATTCTATGAGAAAGTTCTGCACCGGTCGATCCATCAGAAACAGATAATGTAGTTGTTTGAGCACCACCTGCTATAGATTTAGTAGTGTAACCACCAGATATTTGTTCTATGATTTGTAAATTTGTATTAGTCTTCGTACCCCATGTACCGGCGTTTTCACCAGTTGCTTGAAGTTCAACACCTAAAGGTGTGTATGTTGATGCCATAAATTATCTCCTATGCAACGTCACTATAACTTGTATTTGATCCAGTTGCAACATCCGAATAAGTATCATTTGAACCTGTTGAAACATTACTATATGATCCATTTGATCCAGTTGTAACATCCGAATACGTATCATTTGAACCTGTTGAAACATTACTATATGACGTATTTGAACCAGTGTCAACATCTCCATATGCGAAGATATCAACTGTTCCTACACTAACCGTAGCAGATTGACCAGTTAATCCAACCTGCATATCTACTGGAGATATTGATCCTACACTAGCGGTAAATGATTGACCTGTTAATCCTAAACCTTCTTCTATTGTTAAAGATCCTACACTTGCTGTAGTTGATAATCCTGTTGGTTGAGCAATAGCACTACCTAATCCTATAATGGTTCCTTGAGCAAAAGTAGCTTCTACTCCAGATAATTGAACTGTATCGTTTGGTATTGTTACTGAACCAATACTTGCACTAAATTGTACTCCAGTTAATTGTGCTTCTTGTGAAGAAATAGCTGTTGCTGTTCCTTGTGAAAGAGACATGGATACACCAGAGAGAATAGCCGTTTCATTTGGTGCTTTTGCTGTTCCTTGACTTGCAGTAAACTCTTGACCTGTTAAACCAATGGTCATGTCATTAACAGTCAAAGATCCAATTGCTGCTGTTGTTGATACACCAGTCAATCCTACCTGCATGTCAACCACGGATACTGAACCAAGAGAAGATGTAATAGATAGAGTGTCGTCTATAACTGTAGGTACAAAAGCTTCTCCTTGTGAAGATGTAATAGATTGACCCGTTAATCCCACAGCCATATCTGTGACTGTTACAGATCCAATAGAAGATGTAATTGATAAACCAGTTAGTGAAATAGTTTGATCTTTAAGTTCGCCCCATTCACCATCGTTCCAAGCTTGTGCGCCCCAACCTGTTTTAAGAGTTGTGTCTGCATTCCAATTAGCTTGGCCCCAGGTAAACCTGCCCCATCCTGAAGTCGTCGACATGGTCGACCTCCTATGCTAATCTGATTATAGCGCTACTTGCGTCTGCTGTGGGAAACTCTATTTTGAAAGTTCCGTTACTTGCTGTTTTATCACCACCAAATGCAATCACACATACAGCGTCAGTAGTAGACGATCCACCATCTGTTGTTGTGTTATATATCAATGCACCGTTTGCAGTGAAAGAAGCTGATGTGTAAGTTACATCTGAAAAATCTGTGAATGCAGTTGTTGAAGATAATGATACACCAGAGTTTGTTAAAGTTGCACCACCTGCAGTGTATGCAGACCCAGATGTATTAGATATCTCGTTTGAAGTAGAATAATCAGTTGTAGATGCACCTAAAGATGCAGAGCTAGTAAATAATGCTATTTTAAAAGTATGCCCACCTGAAGACTCAAAGCTGTGCTTACCTTGTAGAAGTTCTTGTTTAAAACTTGAACATATTGCTGATGTTATTGCCATAATTTTCTCCTACTACGGTGAAGGTGACTCGATTTTTAATCTGATGGTTCCATCAGTGTAATCATCTCGTCTTCTTCTACCAACTTGCTCATTAGCAAATTTCTGTATTTCTTGTTTATATTTATTTTCGTATAAAGTCAACATATCTATAGGGCCTTTTAAAAATCCATAAGTCTCTGATAAACAGCAGTATAAAAGACCATTTGGAAAATTAAGACTAATATAATTACTTTGATTGCCAGATTCTAAAGTGTCTGGCATTTTATTAAAATGTATTCTAAATCTATATGTAGTATTTGGTGTGGGAGCCACAAATATTCTACCAGACGTGGTATCTGTATTACCTGTTGCACCACCAAAATCTGCATAATATTTAGGCTGACCTTGAGCTGCAGAGGTACCCGTTACATCTTGATATTCTTGAAGATAGGTCATATCTTTTTTCTCTAACCATCTGTTAGCTCCTGTAATCGCTGATCCTGCTGTATCGTAAACTTGTATACCTCTAATAAATAAACATCCTGCGGGTGCATTTATAGATTCTTGTCCAGCAACAAAATTTCCAAGTTGTTGTTTTCTATCTGCATCAATTGGAATATCTCTCATTATTCTATATTGTGCATTTAAAATTATATTTTCTAAAATATCTGTTGTTAAAACATTAGAATCTACTTCCGTGTAATTTCTAATTTGTGTAACTAATGTATCGTAAGTTATTCCTGCCATTATTTAACTCCAACTATTTCCAAACATCTGGGACAACTTTTTCTAAATCTACTATGACCTGTGCAATGTATAGGTTTTTCTTCATGAACAGGGACGTCTGGTTCTTTATCTTTTAAATATAATTTAGCATGAGGATCCATTTCTTCGTCCTTAATACCTATCCAAGCTTTTATCCAATTTACAAAATGTTTTATCATGCTGTTACCGTTACAGGTCCTGCTGATGCAGAACCGCCTCCTCCTGTTTCGGTTATACTAGATGTTGTAGCTGTTGCAAAGGTATAATTATCATCATTTACTTTTGTAATTACATATCCTGCAGCTAAATTTATTGTTGCTGCAGCCACTCCGCCAACCACATTTGCATCTCTAAATCTAACTCTATCACTTGTAGATCTACCATGATTTGGTTCATTTACAGATATAGTTGTAGACCCTTGAGTAGTTGTAAAAGGATTCAATGGTAAAATATTAGGGACAGCAGTTTCTATTCTTGCAACTCTTACATTTCTTAAAGATATTGCATCTGCACTTGATGGTCTTGGTTCTAATTGTGGTTGTTTAGGTTCAAATTCTGTTACATGCACAAGAGATCCATTCCATTCTCGAACCATTTCTCTGTAAGGAAACTCCAAACCAGATCTATCTGATATTGCTTTTGCATATTTACCTGATGCGTATTTTGCCATTATGATCCTGGGTAATAAACTTTTGGTGTTATGTGAGTGCTAGCTGCAGATCCATCTTCAGCTAAAGCTCTAGCAAATTCTTCTTCATAAACTAGTTTCATTGGTTGTATTAGTTGTGGCACATATTTCATAGACATATAATATGCTAAACCAGAAACCATACATGGAACAAATCTAAAAGGCACATCAGTTGCATTAGTATAATCTCCAGCGTCTTGTATTCTTTTAATAAAATAAAAATGCATATCTTTAGATGCGTTTGTTGAATCTGGTGTTGGGTAAATATGTATTCTAACTTTATCTATAAATCTTTCTACCCAATATTGATTAGGTGTTCCTTTTGATAATTTATTAGAAAAACCCGCATAAGTAGATCTATCTACTTTAGTCATAGGAGAATCTGACTGTGTAGTTTGAGTTCTGTTAGATCTTAATTGTGCTTCTAAAATATCGGATACACCATAAATACCGTTTGTTGGTGTGGTCGTAGCGCTAGTACCATCATCACTAGATCTAAAAAAATCATAGTCTGACTGCCCTTCAATTAAATCTAAATTAGTTTCATCAATTTCCCAATAATGAATACCTCTATTACCCCATTCTTGAAGTAATATATTAAGAGATCTTCTTGCAGATTTTAATTGATAACCAGAAACATTTTGTAAACCTATACGTTCAAAAGCCTCTTCTACTATCTCATCAATAGCAAAAGTTTTATCGAACGTTGCTGTTCCTGAAGTGGTATTAGCCATTTAAACTCCTAGCCAGTGTAACCAATGGTGACAGAATCTGTAGTAGTTAAATCTAAATATACTCCTGTTTCAAATCTAATACCATTTCCTGGAACAAATACATCTAAACCTTCGCTGCTAAACTTAGCTTGAAATTTTAAAGTGCCACCTGTTCCTGTTCCATCATGTAATTTAACTAAACAATTAGTTCCACTATGAGCTTGTATATATGTAACTCTACAAGGCCCTATATTGGTAGAACCACCTGTGATAGTTTTAAAATTACCATCTGCTGTTAATGTACTAAACTTTTGATCTGAACTCATGTTTTCTCCTTAAAATTAAATGTGGGGCCGAAGCCCCACACTAATTATCTATTAACTATCTGCAAAAGGTGTTGCTTCAGTACCTGTACCGATTAACACTGCTTCTACTAAATATACATTATCTTCAAGTGCAGTAATTGTAATTGTGCTACCTTTATCTCCACCTGTAGTTCCACCGTTCATGCTGATAACATCGTTAGATGCTGCTGGTGCAAATGTGCTGTTTGTGCCATCTGCAACGTTAACAACAGTTGCGTGACCAACAAATTTGTCAGTTCCGTCTGTTTTAATATCGCAATCTGTAGAGTCTGTACCTACAAAAAACTTGTAGACCGCACCTAAGTGACTGTTCACGTTAGGATCATTGTCTCCAGCTGATGCACCTTTGCTATCTGCTTTGATTGTTGGAAGTGTGATTGCACCATCTGCATCATTTACTTTAATAACTTTACCTGCGTGAGCAGCAAAAGTTAAAGTAGTTTCTGCTGTGATGTTTACAATCGAATCAGGTCCTGCAGTAACAAATCCTCTTTGAGATTTTACTGGTCCTGAAAATGTAGTTTGTGCCATAGTATTATCCTCCTAGTTACGTTCATGCAGTCTCTAGGCCGTCGACTATACTCGTCTACATGAACTTATTTGTATAGTGATTAGTTTATATAGTAGATTTAAGTAGAGCGCAAGAGGGCCTGTAATGTGGATTGGATTTTTCCAACGATGTAGCTTTTTGTTAAGTAGCTACAGAAACTTGGGGTGCAGTTTTATGTGCAGCTTGTGCTTCTGCCATTTTTATATGATTGATTAACTCTCTAACTTTATTGTCAATCTTAACCATATTAAGAGTGTATCTTCCTTCACTCTTATGCTCCTGCTCCCACTTGTTGTCTAGAGCTTTTTTCTGTTGGTAAAGCTCCTGGATGTGGTTTTCCATTTATAACCTCCTCATAGGTTATTTTGTATCTACGAGTATCATACATGTCACCCGTATATTCCCACTTTATACTGTTTTCTCCAAGTTTGTCAAGGATTGATTTCTCTAATGATTCTGGATTGTCCTCAGATAGGACTTCAAATTTTGCGTAATAGTCGTATGCAGATATTGTTACTAGAAATTTTTTCATTGTCTCACCAATTGTATTTGTAAATGGGGCCGTTTTGAGGCGGCCCCATAAATTAGGTATTACGCACCTTCTACACCGAAGATACCTCTAGGGTCAGATACACCAAATGAGTATCTTTCTCTAGCTTTGTATCTTACGTTGCCAGTGTCGAAATCACCTTCCATCGCAGTTGTTAACGGCGCTCTTGTGAACATTTTCATACCATTTGGTACGTCTGTAATAATGTAAAACGCATCAGAGTCAGTTAAGTAGTTATTAACTCTGTATCCTTGTGGAATCATACCCATAGATACGATTGCATTCACATCATTGTCAGCTGTTCCAGTTCTACCTTGAGACTTCATAAGTCTCTCAGCTGTAAACTGAAGCTCCGAAGGAATGATCATTTTCACTCCTCTCGCTGCAACTTTAAGACCTCTTTCGTCAGTCATTTTAGCGATGTCTATTAAAGACTGCTCTAATGACGTCTCGTTAAGATCTGCCTGCGTAGTCAATGTATTTTGAAAAGTACCATTGATCGTAGGGTGAGAAGTGTTAAACAAGCTTACACCGTCTCCTGAATCAAACGTATCAGTTGATGGTAAACCGTTGATTAAAGGCTCAACAGCTTTTACTTGTTTCGCATTGCTCATAGATCTCGCT